GTAAGATGTTGCATCTGTATCCATAGTAACAGTTAAGTCGCTACTGCTAGGTCGGCTTGGTCTACTTGTTGAGATGTGGTTAGTGTTTCTTCATATGCATCTGCTGATGGGCAAGTTGCAACTAATAGGGTATTACCCCACGCTCCAGCTGATTTAGCTGTAAACGTAATTGCGTTTGCTTGTCCTGTTGCATAATTATTGTCATAGTCGTCATCATTTTTAATTAACAAACTTGAACCGCTTGTGTTTGCGTTTGTCAATGATGTATTGGTAGCTCGTACTACTCTTAAAGCGTTAGAGTATTGTAAGAAGTTAGAAGCGCTGAAAAAATACTCAAAGTTAGTTGAGTCAGGTTTTCCAAACGTATCTACTAATTCTTGCTCACTAGAGATTGAAATAATCTCATCAATTGGACCCTTTTGAAATTGTCCTGCAACTGCACCAATCGAAGTTGATACTGCTGGGATAATATTCGTTAAGTCTCTTTCTTGTACGAGAACACCTGGTGATACTTGAAATGCCATGTTATTCTCCTGTTTAATTAGTTAAATTTTCAAAATTCGTAAGTTTTCTTACGTCCATAGTCAAACTTTTTATCATTGTAGATATTTATAATAACGAAAAACTAAAGATTATTGACCTTTTCTTACAACAGGATACCAACGAGTACCATACTCATCTACTATATCCTCTTCAGGATCGTCAACTCCATTATCTATAAATCCAAAAGGGGCCATATCTTGTTCTATCAAATTTTGTTGTTCTTCATACATCTGATTTCTGATGTTTGAATCTGATAATTCTTTAAAGTAAGGTTGATTAGATAACCACCCAAATATAACTAAACACATAATTAGGTCATCATTACAACCCTCTTCTGCTTGCCATGAGTTACCTCTACGTGAAAAAGTGGACATTTCTTCAATGATATTAAAGTCATTGATTAATAGTTTATCACCCTCCATAAGCGTCTTAAAATTCGCACAACCAACCTTCTTTATTTGTTTTGTCATACGAACTCCTAATGAAGTTCCTCTACCTGAGAACATCGCTCCAAGTATTTGACCCGCCCTACCCTTTTGAGTAGTCATCAATATATTTGGATATTCTAACTCGTAATGCATTGCTTCTGATATAGATTGACCTAAGTCATTGACCTCAATAAGTACGTGAGCATCATTGTATGCCTTACAAGTTTGGGATACTATATTTGGAAATACAAATGGTTTAACTTCATTATTTTTATAAGTCGCAACAACTTCATATAATATTTTACCATCATCAGCTTTTGTTACGTCCATTATAATAAAGGCAGAATAATCTCGACCTGTTCCTCTAGCTACATCAACACAGGCAACATACAATCTATCTTTGTCAGGTTTCTTAAACATTCTTAAGCCACCTTTAGATTGTAATGCATCTATGTAAACTATGTTCTTAATTTTTGCTGGTGAGATAAGAGTATCGACTGAACCTAAGAAAGCACATTCAAATTCTTGTTGAAATTGTTCCTCACTTGTGTTACGTATTGTCTTTTCTTTCCACGCCTGATCTCTTCCTGGTACTTCTGACCAATGTACTTCAATAGGAATATAGTCATTGTTCTTATTAACAGCATCTGTCCATATCTTATAAAACTGATTCATACCATGAGGTGTAGATACTATAATTAATTTTGTTTTTGTACCTGAAGATATAGTAGGATAAACTGAACTAAAGAATTGCTCTGATATATTCGCTGGTACGAAAGCAAACTCATCAAGGAAGATTATATTATAAGAACCCCCCCGAATAGCACTTGAAGATGTGGCAGCGGCAACTATGGTTGATTTGTTTTCTAATTCAATATTACCTTTGTTCCAATTGATTACACCTTGTTGTAACCACTTAGGTAAGTTTTCATAAGCAAGTTGTAATCTTCCTAATATATCTCTTGCTGTAGATGATTTGTTAGCTAGTATCGCAATGTTTGAATTTGGATTAAACAAAGCATAATGTAGAAGATAAGAAATCGTTGTTGTTGATTTACCAGACTGTCTAGGTAGTTTACAAATTGTAAATCTATTATTGTGTATTGTTTCTACAATTTTCTTTTGAAAACCATACATCTTAAAAGGTATAAGTCCTTCATCAAGTGATACGATACGAACATAGTTTTCCATAAAATGCAATGGATTGTTAGCACACTTTTGATATTCCACAATTTGTTCTTGTGTAAACTCAACAGGTGTGTTTATTTTTTTAAGCTGTGGATTTCCTAAATAATTTTCAGACATTTAACATTCCTTGCAACAGTCATCTGTTTCACAGTTAGGGTGTTCTTCATCAATTATAACACTCTCTATATGTGTATAACCTAATCGAACAGCTTGTGTTATTCTTTGATTGCCTTTTATTACACTATATAATTTTTCTTTATATATTTTACCACCAGCTCCATATCTAGGAGTTTCTGATATTACGTGTTTGGTAATTTCTATTGGATTATTCATAATGTCTTTTATATCTCCCACACCATCTGTAAGTTTAGGATCATACTTTTCGTAATGATGATTATAAGTTAAATCACTAATCTTTAGTATTATCTTTTTCGGGTGTGATAGTTTTGCTTTAAGCAGTTTCATTTTCTTTTCTTTTGTCTGCCCAATATTTCTTAGCGGCTTCACTCATACGTTTTCTATTTTCTTCATTATGAGTTTTACCATACATACCATTGTTATTTCCCCTTAACTTATAACCAAATCTTTTCATTCCGTTTTTATCGCCAGAATTTGCTTTTGATATCTTTTCTTTTATCTCCTCAGGAAGTTTTTTACCATACCAATAAGCTTTAGAACCTTTTTGTCTTTCACCAATTTCTTTCTTGTCTTCAGCAGACCATCTTGGTTTTCCTTTTTGAACTATTGACATTTTCTTTCTTGTTTCTTTAGATTTAGGTATTCCATATAATGAGTGATTTATCCCAGATTGAAATCCGCAACCACCAGCAACCATATTCATATTCTTTTTATCTTTATAATACTTTTCAACTATAAGGTTTTCATACTCATAGGCTTCTTTTTCTGTGTTTAGAAATTTTATTATATCAGTCTTTAATTTGATTTTAGATTTATTACAATCTTCTACCCATTTACCCGAACCTTGATAACCATCAGATAAGTCTTTTGTGGAGTGTTTTCCATAACAATATTTTCCACTAATTGTATTTGTGGTTTTATATACTAACATCATACCTTGTAACTAACATATCACCTGGTTGTAATATAACTTTCTGTCCTTTGTTATCTGATGTTGCTGGAAAACCATCTTCAGGTAACCCAACATTCTTTTTTGCTTCTAAATAGATTGGCCATTCATCTCCACCTAGATTCATAGTAGTTGATATTTCACAACTAAATCTATCTTTGTGTCTTTTTAGTTCATCACCCATTTTGTATATACGAGCATATGAATAGGTAGGATTTAATTTTATTCCTGTAAGTTTTTCCATCTTTGGTTGACAAGCCAATAATAAAGTTTCCATGGCTATGTCACTATAATGTGAATATGTGTTTGGTATCTGTTCATCTTTCCATGTTCCATATTCTTCACTATACGGTGAAATATATTTAAAATCAAAAAATGTTTGAGTAACTTGTCTTTTCATCAAAAAGTAATTGTAAACAAACTCAGCAACCTTAGGATCAATTGCATTCTTTATGACTAGATAGTGTTTCTTTTTAAATAAAGCTTTGCTCATTATCTCATTCCTTTAGCTGCATCCACAATAATATTTCTCACTGCTTGTAAGTTAAAGTGAATAAATCTGAAATCATCTACTCCATCATCAACAGAAAATTGATGTGGTACATAAGCAGGAAAAAACATTAACATACCTGGTTTAGGTTTATAGTGTATTTGATCTGACATCATTGATACTTTACTTCCATCTTTTTGTGGAAGTTTAGTCATCATTGCTCCAGCTCTTGGATCGCCCATTACAGGCATTGATGTTTTGTCAGAAGCTTTTAAAAAGTAAAAACCTGATATATGATTATCCCAATGAACATGAGTATCGTGGTGTCCACCCCCAGCTTTAGCAAACTCTTGTACCCAAAACTCTGTAAAGAACATTGTATATTGGTCCATGTTATAACCCCATTCATCTAATAGATTATGAGAAGTCGCTCCAATATATGATTCTAATTCTTTTAATCCAGGATCCCCATTTAAAGGTGTTGAGTGATAACTCATTCCGTGGTCTTTTACTTTTAGATAATCTTTATTACCTAAAAACTTTTTTCGTGCTTTTAGTTTAGGCTTTTCTCTTTTATAAGATTCATCTATAAATTTGTCTGTTGCTTTGATCGCACTTGGTAACCATTCTGGTTTCATTATAGTGTACACCGGTGTACTAAAATAATGATGTGTTTCCATTACATCTTTGTTTGTTGATACTGTCATACTATATTCTCCTGTTCAATTATATATACGTTACCTAAAAGGGCGTCCTAGGTTCCACATTACTAACGAATAACGAGTTCCTTTTGTTACTGGCGCTACTCTGTGCCAACAAAAACTTGGAAATACAATGATAGAACCTCTTGGTCTTATTTCTGTACAAGCTTTTATAGGTCTTTTTTTATTTCTTTCAAAATCATGGTCGTTTCTAAAATCAAATTCTAAATTACCACCTTCATATTCACTAGGGTCGTTTAAAGATATAGTTACAGATAATTTTCTTATCTTGCCATGATCCATTGGCCAACTACCATCTTCATTTTGTTTTCTTTGATATGGTTGTATCCAACTATCACAATGCCAACCATAATATTGGCCAACACCGTATTTTGTAAATTGAGCACTTTCTGACCAGTCCCAATCAAAGTTCCAACCTGCCTTTTTATTTGCTTCGTGTATGTAAGGGTGTACTTCTTTATAAATCCATCTATCATCTAACCAAACAATATCAGATTTTCTTTTCTTTTGTACGTTATTGATAACTGATTTTTTTAGAGAACCATCAATTTTACGACCTGATCCGTCTTCTCTTTCAACGCCACCGGTAATGGCCATTTCTGGTTTATGAGCTGTTCCGTATTTGATGATTTCGTCACACAATTTAGGTGACAATGCCGATTGAAAATAATAATAATAATTTTTCAGATTCATACTTTAATTCCTTATTCAATAATAATATAATATATATAACAGTTTTTAATTACTGAAATTTATATCTTATAACAACTATCCCAGAGCCACCAGCGCCACCGTCAACAGCAGAACCACCATCTCCTGCGTTTGTACTTCCACCACCACCTCCACCTCTATTAGTTGTTCCAGCAGCAGAAGCTCCACCAGCAGAACCTGTTCCACAAGGACTAGCTGCTCCTGCTGTAACTTCACCATTTCTACCACCACCACCACCTCCACCAGCATAAGATACAGGACTGTTAGTGATATGAGTTGCAACTCCAGCTCCACCTCTTCCTGAAGTTAAACCTGGTATATTAGCGTTTTGACCAACTTCACCAGCACCACCACCACCTCCATTTACATCGCCAGCAGTACCAGAACCTCCACACGAATTTGTTCCACCATTTTGTCCTTGAGGCGGACTTACAGGAGGCGTATTTCCTGTTCCTCCATTTAATGGTCCAGAAGCTCCTAAAGAAGAAGCTCCTCCACCGGATCCACCAGGTCCTCCTGCAGCAGGAGAATCTGTATGTCTTGCTCCATAACCACCTCCCGCAGATGTTATTGTACTAAAAACTGAATTTGAACCATTGTTAGCAAAAGCTCCACCACCACCAACTGTGATTGAATAAGTAGATACCCCAACTGTAAGCCCAGCAGCAC